TCGAGCTCTCTCCGGAGACCGTCCGTCGCATGCTCGCGTACTTCACGCGACACGAGATCGATAAGAAGGGCGAGACTTGGGACGAACAAGGAAAAGGCTGGCAAGCCTGGCAAGGGTGGGGCGGCGACGCGGGATTCGCTTGGGCGAGAAAGGTAGTCGGACAGATGAACGCAGCTGATGAGAAGACACTTACAGAAAGAGCTTTCACCTTCTCCGAAGCGGAGGAGATCGACCTCGATGGCCTCACCGTCGTCGTCGAAGATGGTCAGCAGCTTGGGCGCCCATTCGTCACGCTCCGCGCTGGCACCGTCGCTTCTCGGATGAGCGGTGAGACGATCGCCGAAGTTACGCCTTCAATGCTCGCGGAGATCGTCCGCGTCTACCAGGCACGCAAAGAGAGCGACCCAGTAATCATCGACTGGAATCACCAGAGCTCTCCCTCATACGGATCAAACACTCCTGAAACCGGAGGAGCGCTCGGCGAGATCGTCGATCTTCGCCTCTCCGAGGATGGTGAGTGTTTGATCGCTATCCCCGCTTATAACGAGCGCGGACTTAAAACAGTCGCGGAAGCTCAAGGCTCTCTCTGGTCGTCTCCAGAGTTTGTTCTGGGCGAAGTCTACGCGAGAGAGAGCGGAGCTCCCACAGGAGGCGCTCAACTTCTCGCTGTCACTCTTACCCCTCGACCGCAGCAGACTGCGAGCTCGGTCGATCGTGTTCTACTAACCGAGGAGGTTAACCTCATGGAGACCCGTGAGAACCTGATGAAGATGGAGCGGGACGACCTCGTCGATCTCTTGCTTCAGAAGATGGCGATGGTCGCCGAGATGGAGAGTCGTCTTACCGAGGAAGAGCCCAAAGAGCTCGCCGAGGAAGAGGACAAGAAAGAGATGGCCGAGGACGAGGAGAAGAAGAGCCTCGCCGAGGATGAGGACAAGGAAGAGATGATGGAGAAGAAGAACTACGCGATGAGCGAAGGTTCTGCTCTCCTTCTCGCCGAGGTCTCCACTCTTCGCGAGCAGCTCACCGCTCTCCGTGAGGAGAACCAGAGCGTCAAGCGCCAGGGCGCCGTCGACGAGCTCGTCCGCTCCGGTCGGATCTCTCCCGCCGAGGTCGCACTCGCCGAGAAGGCTTGGAACCAAGCGCAGAGCGGCGACGACGCATTCTGGGCGATGTTCAACGAGCGCAAGGCAGGTTCTGTCGTCTCTCTCCGCGAGGTCGGTCACGGCGCCAGCGGTGAGCAGATCAACCGCGAGACCCTCGCTGACCGCGCGAAGCAGCTTGCAGCGGAGAAGTCGATCAGCTTCTCCGAGGCTCTTAACACGATTCGAACCACTGACCGCGAGTTCTTCCTCGCTGCTATGGAGGGCTAAGCATGGGCCGTCTTTCAAACTCTGATATCGATACTTTTATCGCCGCCGAGGCGATCACTGCTCTCCAAGCTGTCGTCTTCGACAGCAACGGGAAGGTGGCACTCGCTGACACCACGACCGGCGAGAACGTCGACGGGATCGCACAGCGCAGCGCTGACGCTGGCGACGCTGTTGAGGTTGTTCTTCGTGGTCGTACTAAGGCGATCGCTGGCACCACTCTCACCGCAGGGACTCATTCTCTGCTTATGGTCGAGACGGGAACCGCTCGCCTCATCCCGTGGGCTACCGGTGGCGGAGCTCCAATCCAGCGCAGCGTCGCTCGCGTGATCTTTAATCAGAATGTTACCTCATACGCCGACGGCGACGAGATTGAGGTCATTTTCTCCGGCGCTAGCCAAGCCTCCTAAGGAGTCGTAAATCATGGCCCGTCCAAGTTATAGCAATCTTCATCCCGTCGATCAGATCTTGACCAACATCGTCGCCGAGGCGATCCCAAGCGACAGTCAGCTCATCGCTGGTCGCGTGATGGAGCAGGTCGACGTTCCAGAGCGAAGCGGGACCCTCCTCGTCGAGGAGACTCGCTCCTTCATGGGTGCTCCAGAGGCTGACTCTCGCCGCGCGCCAGGCGCAAGCCGACAGAGTCTCTCCAGCTTCAACCGAAGCAGCCTCACCTTCAAGGCGGAGATCCACTCGTTCGAGGACTCCATCGCGATGGAGGACATCGAAGACTCGCAGTACCCAGGCTCTGAAGAAGAGCGGAGCGCTCGCAAGGTTCGCCGCGCTCTTCTCCTCGCTCAAGAGAAGCGCTGCGCAGATCTTCTCTTCTCGACCAGCGAGTTCACGAATAACACGACCCCAGGGACTAAGTTCGATGCCGCTGGAGCGGAGCCTTTGAGCTTCCTTCACGATCAGCTCGACATCCTTCGCGCGGCGAATCACGGGATCGTCGCTGATACTCTGATCCTTGGTTATGACGTGCTCCGCGCTCTCGCTCGTAACCCAGAGATCAGATCATTCGTGAGCGTTGGCGACGCCGCACAAGGCATCGGTATTGCGAGCGGGAACCGCATCCTCGCTGATGACGCAGTGCTTCAGGTTCTTAGCACGGTCCTCAACATCCCGAACGTCTTTGTCGGTAGCGCTCGACGCGAGACCGCGATCCCAGGCGCGACCTCAAGCGAGGCGAATATCTGGAACGGTGAGACGATCGGCCTCTACATCATGCGCGGCTCCGACGCTGTCGCGCAGAAAAGCGGCGGCGTCAAGGCTATGCCAGTCGCGGCGCTCAACATGATGTACAAGAGCCTTCAGGCTGGGCAGTACGACTCCCTCGACCTCGTCCGTCGTCATGTCTGGGGTGAGCACGTCCAGCTCTTCAAGAAGGTCGACGCAGACCGCGGTCGTCTCCTGACCAACTGCCTCACCTAAGAGGTATTGATGCGCTGTCTTCACTGCTCTTCACACATTCACCTCGCAGAGGACGCGGACGCGAAAGCGATCGACGACTTGACCCGCCAGATTAAGGCGGCGACGGACGCTCGATTGCTCCAAGTGCTCCGCGCGTCTAAAGCTCAACTACAGCTTGAGGCGAAGCTCGATCGGGATCTCCGTCGAGCGCTCCGAAGAAGCAAGGCTGAAATCGTGAACGCAGTGAAGGCAGCAGCCGCGCGCGGTGGACTCGACGAGCTCCGCCGGATGCGCCGTGGTGAGATGAACGCTTGGATCCTAGATAATGGCCTAGCTTCCTCCATCATGCAGATCACTGACGCGGAGAGAGAGACCCTCGCGAATGTCGAGGAGCTCCTCTTGGCGTCTGAAGAAGGCTTCTCGGTCTCCGAAATCGGAGGCGTCGGACAAGCCCTAGCTGACCAGACAATCTCGGGGATCTACGATGATGTCATTTTGCCCGATGTTCAGCGCTCGGTCAGAGACGCGCTCTCAAGCGCCGCTTTTACTCTGGAACCCTCTGATGTTATCAGCGGCCTCGATGCTGCTCTCCGATCCGCAGAGGGTCGTCAGATCACAGAGGCGAGAACGAGAATCACAAGCTACGGTCGCGAGCTCACCGCTATCGCAGCCGAAGAAGCTGGACTGAACCATTATCTCTACACCGGCCCGCTAGACGGGATCACTCGCTCATTTTGTCGAGTGATCGTCGGCAAGGTCTACACGCAGACACAGGTCGGAGAGATGCGAAATTATCAGCTTGAGCCAGTGTTGACGCGAGGGGGCGGTTACAACTGCCGGCACTCGTGGTCGCCGGTCTCCGAAGAGCTGATCGAATCGGCTAACCTAGAACGCGGGACCGACGCGGAAGTCAGACAAGCGAACCAGAAGGCGAGGGCCGATCGATGATCAAAGCAGCTCAAAACAAGGATTATATCTTCTCGTGGGAGTCGCCTTATCCGCTCGCCGCGACGCCGACTCTCGCCTATACGCTCCCCAACGGAACGACGCGCGCCGCGTCGAATATGACAGCGGTGCACTCTTCGGCGACGGTGACAGCTCTTGGAGGAGATCGGCGGACTCTCACCCTCTCCGCCAGCGCTGACGCTTCAGGGCGAATCGGCGCCAGGTCGGGTCGCGCCTTCCTCGTCACCGATGAGGACGGGCTCTTTCTCGTTACGGTTGATCGGATTGACGGGGCAACCGCGATCCTCGCCGACCTTCTCCCGCGAGGTCTAGCACTCACCGAGAGCGCCTCTCTCGTCTGGGCTGGATACGAGTATACAATCCCCGCAGCGGATACAGCGACGCGCGGTCTGATCGACTGGACCGTCGCTTATACCAGCGACGAGAGCCCGAACGATCGACCACTCCTCGCGCGGAACGTGATCGAGGTCGTCCGTCGACCATTCGACACCGGCCTCACCCACTCCGACCTCGTCGCGAAGATGCCCCAATTAGGCGACATGATCCCGCGACGTCAGCAGGATCTCTCTGAACAGATCGCGGCGGCGCTCGACGAGCTCACCCTTTATATCAGAGACGAGCTCCTTGAGAGCCAGACCGAAGACGACATTTTCAATCCTCACATTTTCCTCGAAGCTCACCGCTATCTCTCCGCGTCGCGCGTCTATGAGATGACCGCTCAACTAGACATCGCGGAGCGCATGAGTAATCGAGCGATGGAGCTCTTCACCAGGGCGATGAGGCAGCTCACCCTCGACACCGATGACGACGGAGTGATCGACTCCGACGAGATCAACCTTCGCAGAGCGGGTGGGAAAGTCTCCGACGCGCGCGGAACCTTCTCCCTCCCATCGGTCCAGCCTACACAGCGAGAGAAGGACATCGCGATCGAGTATCCTCGCTGGCGAGGGATGCAGCACTAATGACCTCCAAGGTTAAAGTCTCGATCACAATTCCAGAGCTCTGGACGGTGAGAGATAGTCAGATCACAGCGCTCGACACGATCGCTCTGGTCCGCTCTCGCGTCTATGCTGGTAAGAACACGAGCGACCGACCTTTTAAGGAGTATTCAGAGCGACCGATCTATATCTCGTATCAAGCGAACCTTCCGCCAAAAGGCGGCGAGGAGACTCCGAAGGGGGTCTACTATAAAGGCGGCTATCGAGAATATAAGCGGAAGAGCCGACGCTATACGCCAGGCGGAAAGAACCAGACTGCCGAGGTCGATCTCACCTTGAGCGGCGCGCTCATGAATAACCTGATCACGACCAACGCGACGAAGACGAGCTACACGATAGGGCTCTCCTCTAAGGTGCAGTCTTATGGTTATGATGTTCACCGAGATCGTCCGTTCATTGGGCTCTCTAACTCAGACCAGAGAAAGCTCACCAACGCGATCGCCGCGAGGATGCGAAAGAAGCTCTCTCCAGTGGGCTATGGTTACGCAGAGCAAAAGAGCTTTATCAGCTCGATCAATAGAGCAATCGGAGGTCGAAGATGAGCCAAGGAGTCGCGAGCGCTTTCTCTTTCCTCATCAATCGCCTCGAGGCGCTCATCCCGAAGACCGACGAGTCGCAAGGATTCGTCTGTGTTGATCCTGCTTCGGGGATGGAGCTGCTAACAGATCGCCGACCGAATACGCTCCGCCTCTTTGAGCTCCGCACGACCACTTTCCCCCATGACGATGGGCAAGCGGGAATCACTGGAAGGAAGCGACTCACCGCCGAGCTCCGCGTCCGCTATGATATCCCGCGAGACGTCGGCCTTCTGGAGCGCATCGTCGGAGAGGATAGCTCACAGCTGGTCAACTCCTTGCGCGATCCCGCGTATAGTCTAGCGACGACTGGGATCACCTCACTGATCACCGGAGAGGCTACGACCACTCCGCTCCTTGATGAGGCAGGAAACCCAGCGGCGCTCCTTCTCATTGTTCCGTTCGACCTTCTCTTCTCGGAGGCCTTCTGATGGCAGTTACACATCGTTCACTCTCGGTCGCGGTCGAGAGCTCTTTCGGATCGCTTAGCTCTTTGACTGGAGCTCCAAGCGCTACCGGTCTCTCCTTTATCTCGATCCCCTGTGAGAGAGATCCCATCGTCGTTCCAGGCGAGCCTCCGGTCTCGGAGCGCACAGAGGCGCGCGACGGTCCTCACGGTCTCCCTCCGGAGCTTGATACGACATACATCGCCGGAACCAAGCAACAGCGCAGAACCGGAACCGTCACCGTTCGATGCGACTTTACCACGCTCGGCACTGGTTCAAACTACGCTGGGACCGCTCTCGGTCGTCTCCTCTCCGCTGGATTCTCGACCACGATCCCAGGCGCGGAGAACGACGCGGTGAGCGCGGCGGTGGGGACGAATGAATACACCCCGACCACTCTCGCGAGCTACAAGCTCGGCGGCCTCTTCGGGATCGAGATCAACGGGCGCGCAGAATACGCCCATGTTACTTCCAAGAACGGAAGCGGGACGGGGAACATCGGTTACTCTCCAGCGCTCTCCCGCGACCTCACCACATCCGACACCGTCCGTCTCCTCCAGACTTGGTACACGGCCAAGGGAGACAACAGCGGATCCGTCGCGAACAGCCTTGCCTTCCGCGTCGATGGCGTCGGCGTCCTCTCCTATGCTTTCGGATGCAAGCTTGAGAGCCTCTCAATCTCGATCGACGGCGGGCGCTTGATGGGTGACTTCGTCTTCCAAGCTGCTCATATTGAGGACGATCACGGGAACGCGACTGGACCGGTTGAACCACAGACGACCGATGGAGCGACTCCGCATTTTCGGAGCTGCTATGTCCTCCTCTCCGACGCGGCCTCGACCTCGCGAACGGATATCGGGACCGATAACGGAGACGAACACGGGCGCATCGCTCTCTCCGTCTCCGAGTTCAGCGCGACGATCACTAACACTCTCACTCCGATCGGTCAGAGCTCTTCTCTGATCGGGATGAGCGACATGGAAGTAAGTGATCAGACCGTAGAGGTCTCGCTTACCGTCGACTCTCCGAATACGACGATCAACAATGACTTCCGCGACGCGGTCGTGAGAGATCTCCTTGTGGGGACTGGTCCAGTCGGCGACGGTCAGGGGATGGCGCTGAACGTGCCAGGCGCTTACCTGACAGTCGATCCACAGATCCGAGTCATCGACGGAGAGATCGTTCAGCAGAGTCTCACCTATGCGGCTTCTCGCTTCGGTGGTGATGCGGGAACCGGCGACGCGGGAGGGACTCCTCTTCGGATCGGATTGGGGCTCTAAGAATGGCGTTCATATTCTCCACGAGCACCGATCAGACCGTTGAAGTTGTCTCAACCGTTGACCCGTCGGTCATCGGGACTGAAGAGGCTAAGGTCGAGTATCTCTCGACGCGCGACGAGAGCCTCTTCGATTCGACGGAAGGGGCAACGCGTTTCACCCTTCGAGCGCTATCTCCTCAAGCTAGAGAAGACGCGGAAGTTGAGGCGGGCGCCTATTCTCGATCGGAGCTCGGGAGAATCCTCTGGACAGAGCAACCCGACGACCCGAAGGAGCGCGCGCGCTGGCAGCATGATCTTCCAGAAGATGAGCGGCGAGCGCTTGGCGAATACAATCGTTATCTGTCGCGCGTTTATCGGGAGATGCTTCGCGCTGGTCTCGTCTCCATCGAAGGTCATGACGGTGACCCGCTGGAGCTCGTCGACTCGATCCGTCCGGATCATCATCGTCAAGTTTTGATGGGGGAGCTCGTCGCGCATATTCAAGCGCTCTCGCTTTTGCCACCCGCGGGAAAATAGCAGCGGGAGCCAGTGTCTGGATCGCCTATGCTGGTTCCCGCGCGTGGAGTTGTGAACAATGCAAAGGCGACCCGACACTAAGACGAAGGCGAGGCAACTGCGGCGGAGCTTTCCGCGCTGGTCTCCCCTGGCTCAAGCGAGACGAGCAAGGCGCCTATGTCATGGCCTATCGGATCGCGCCAGACTCCGACCCGTCTTGGGGAGATCAGCGGGTGAGGCGCTGCCCGATCGCCGACATGAATCGACTCTCTCCGATGGTCTCCAGCTATCGCGCGCACTGCGCTGGGCTCGGGAGTCTTCGAGACTTTTACCGCGAGCCTTCTTGCGCGGTGATAGATTTATGGACGGAGCTCCACACTCAAACCGAGCTGATGAAGGCTCGCGCTCGACAGCGCGCACACGAGGAGGCGAGTAATGGCTAGCGGGGGAAAAGTCGAGATACAGGTCGAGCTTGAAGGCGGCGGCAAAGTTCAAGGCGCTCTTAACAAGATCGGAAGAGGCGCCGAAGTCGCTGGAGGTAAAGCAGCGCAGGTAGGAGAGGCGCTCTCGGCGAGCTCGAATGTGATGACCGCGTCTTTAGGTAATGTCGTCTCGACCGTTGGGACACTCACTGAAGGGATCGGCGGCCTATCCACTGCTTCAAAGACAGCGGGCACAAGCTTTACTGCGATGCTCGGTCCTATCGCCGCGATCGGTACAGCTGTCTTCGCTGTGGTTCAAGCGGTGCGTCAATATATCCGAAATTCTCAAGACCTTGAGACGAGAATGGAAGCGCTCAAGGCGGCGGCGTCAGAGTTTACCAGTGTTATGGAGCGTCTCGCCGACGAAAATATCACTCTGACAAAAGCCGAGAGACAGAGGCTGATGCAGCTGACGCGCGTATCAAAAGCGCAGACTGAATATATACAGAAGATCAGAGAAGGCGAAGGCGTCGAAGGTCAGAGACTCCAGCGAGTGCAGAAGGCTTTTGCTCAAGCTCAAGCTGAAGTCGACATGATCCGGAAGCGGACGCACACTGAAGCGTACTTCCTACAACAAAGTGTCGCAGCTAGAGCGCGGCTAAGAGTCGCGACGATGAATCTCAATGAGGCCGAAGAGGCTCTTGATGGGATGACTCAAAAGGCGATGCAATCGCGCCGAGAGCAGACACAGCTAGTTGAGAAACTGATAGAAACTAGAGGTCGCGCCGCTCTTCAGAAGCAACAAGAAGCAGCGACTAAAGCTGTTGAAGATCAACTGCGGGCAAATAAACAGATGCTAGCGCTCGGAGAGCGCTTTCAAAGGGAAGCGCTCTCAATAGAGGCGTCGACAACTTCACAAAGAATCGCTCTCATTCGTCGAGAGCTCGCGGAGAGACAGCGACTCCTTGTGGAGTCGGCTGCTAGTGATCAAGAGTATGAGAAAGCGTCCTGGCAAGCGGAGCGAGTCGCCAGCGCGAAGATTCGAGCACTCCGCAAAGCCGATCGAGCGCAGAGGGAAGCGGGGCGCGCGCAAGAAGCAGCGGCTAGAAAGGCGGCGGCTGATCGAGCTTTTGCCGATGAGCAGAAGCTTGCAGAAGCTCGGATTCGGCTGGCGACAAAAGGGATCGAGCAACAAAGACAGCTCATCGAACTCCGCTTTCAGAGCGCCCAAAGAGCGGCGGCGAATGAGACTCAACTGGAGACCGCCCAGATTAATCGCCAGCGCGAGCTCATGGCTCTTGAGGAAAAGCAGGAAGCCGACCGGCGCGCGGCGGAGATGCAACGGATCGACGCTCTCCAGCGCTCGATTGAGTTGACCAGGCAAGAGGCACAAGCGCTTCAAGAACTCTCCTCCGTCGATATGTCAAAGATCACATTAGCGGTTGAAAACTTCGGGCAAGGGCTGGTCTTCGCCTCACTCGCTGCACTCCAAAGCGGAGAGAGCGTCTCCGTCGCAGTGGGTGAAGCGCTCAAGGCGATCGCGCTCCAAGCTGGAGTCGAAGCGATTATGCAGACCGCTAAGGGGACAGCGGCGCTCTTCACGCCAGGGGGACAAGCGGAGGCGGCAGGTCACTTCAAGGCGGCGGCCTTCTTCGGCGCGGCAGCGGTCGCCGCTGGTTCCGCTGGTTCTGCACTCTCCGCGAGCGGTGGAGGCGGCGGAGCTGGAGCGTCTCCCACTGGAGCTGCTCAATCGATCAGAGATCGAGACTTCGATCGAGACGAAGAGCGCGGCGGCGTGACGATCAACGTCAACATGGGTCAAGCGGTGATATACGATACTAAGGCGGCGGCAGAGAGAGCCTTCGCTGACCGCGTCGTTCAAGCTATCAATACTCCGCGTCGCGGCGCGGTCCGTCTAAGGGGGGCATAATGCCAAGCTCTGACAGCGCGCCTAACTTCGCTCTGATGACAGCGGTCGATCTTCGAGACCTCTCTGGCGAGACGCTTTATCAACGCGGGTCGACTGCCATCAACATCACGATGGCCTCGACGATCTACGCCGACATGATCGACTTTCTGAACGGCTACAGCGCGAGCCAGACGATCGCCGATACAATCGACCATTATCTCACGGCGGCGGGATCGGGAACGGCGGGGACGTGGAGCGCGACGATCAACGCTGACGATAAGGTCGTGATCTCGAATACTGACCGCGCCTTCGATCTTGAGCTCGTATCGGGAACGGACTATCTCGGTCTCGGGTCCGCTTCTCTCTCCTCGACTCTCGTCGGCGGATCTCATCAAGTGGTCGCGCCGAACGACTGGATCAGGGGGAGAGTCGCTGGTCCGTTCGTTCTGGATATCACGCCAAGCGGAGAGCCGAGCGTCGATATCATAACGATTGACGGAGAGTATCAAGACCTTCGCGTCGCGCTCCGCGAGGGGGGATCGGTCGGCGATGTAGACGACGCGAACGGTACGAATAACTTGAGCGCGCGAGATACCTCGATCATGAGCCTAAGCGGACTCAACTCGATTCGATGGTTGATCGATGAAGAGGGCTTTGCGGTCGTCTCTTATCCGACCGCTGTCACTGATCTGACGTGGAGCTCCACAGCGCTTAGGAATCTTCTAGGCTTCACGGGCTCCGAGACCTCGACGACGGTGATCGGCTCCAGCTATGAGCGCCTCAAAGCTACCTACCCTTGCGCGACGGTCCTGATCCCTACTCGACCCGTCGAGCGTCATCAGCTCTCGGTTGAGACGATGGCGACGAGGCGGCGCCGACTAGGCGGATCAATGGTCTCGAACAAGCTCGGAACCTATACGCGGAGTCGCGTCGACTTCTTCGTCGATGCGGCGGCGGACGAGCGAGATCTTTATCAACACTTCGTCGAGCGCTTCGCTCCCTACACCGGACCAGGGCAGGCGCTCACCTATTATGGAGAGTGGGGAGATTCTCGACGACATGCGGCGCCGATGAGTGTCTTCGGCTCAACCTATGTTGTCGGCAACTATGGCCCGTTGTACTCGATCCAAGACGAGCGCGGTCGGTATATCGGGCGATTGATGGAGAACACCTTCGATCTTAATTATCCGACTAGGATCCGTCGCCGTGTTCCTCTATCTGTCACGATCGAGCATGATCAAGTAAGGTAGACACGCGTCTATCTTTTGGGGGTCTCATGGCGAACACTTTCGTACTTCCAACTAGCGGCGCGGGTGCTGTCCCCTCTCCTGACGCGGTCGTCTCTGGTCAGGTGATCGAGTCGGAGACGATCCAGAAGCTGACTCAACTGGTCAACTTCACGCATGCTCACCTTGGCTGTTCTCCGGTCGTCAGTCAGGGCTATCAGGGCGCGGTCTTCTCTGTCCTAGGAACTCCAGCGGACTATAACTGTATCTGGCGCGTCCCCGTCCCTAGTGATGCTCATCAGACGCTTGTGATTCTGGTGAAGGCGAAGCTCAACAACGTCGGGACCGGCTCGATCGTTTTCACCGAGTCCGAGAACAGCAACACCGCGACCATCAACATCACGAGCAACGTCGCCACTTGGTATCGCGCGACGCTCTCAACTGGCGTCCAGTCGAACGAATATGCGGAGATCACAGCTAAGGCGATTCATAGCAGCTCGACGGGAACGATCATCGAGTATATCTCTCTCCACTGGCTCCCGCTCACCTCTCCTCTCGCCGCTGGTCAGGTCGACCAGAATCATTTTGGGACGCTCAAGATCACTCCACTCGGAGAGGACCGAAGCGGCGCCGACTATCCCCTCGCCAGCGCGCGCGGGAAGAATCTCGTCCAGACTCTCCGCGCTCTCGCCAAGCGACCTCGACCGCTCTTCGCGTGGTCTGGTCTCCAGCGGGTCGCCAGCGCGCGAGCTCCAGCGACGATGCTCCCTGATATGTTCCGCGAGTTCCGCGCACTCATCAGGGCTTGGGGAGGGTCTCGCGATCGAGATCATGAGTACACCGCCTTTGTCTTCGCCGCGACTCATGGGAACGGAGACGACCGCTTGATCTTGTGGCGAGATCGACGGAAGACAATCGCGGCGGCGACGGTCACTCCCGCTTGGGAAGAGCTGACAGCGCTTGAGCCGTTTCGGCGCGAGAGTATCAGCGACCAGGCGGACACCGATCTCATTCGAGACGGTCTTGATCGACCTCCAACCGAAAACGTAGCACCGGCCTCGCCGGTCTGGTCTGTTCAGATATGGGGGCCTTAAACGATGGCGCTGATCCCTGCCTATCAAATCAACGCTCCATCAACGCGAGCGTGCAACGTCGATTCGCCGGTATTTGGCGGGACGATCGCCCAGATGATCGACCTCACGAATCACCTCGCGCTCGGTCGAGCTCGTCGCTGTGTTCATGCGAATTTTACGAGATTGACGCCCAAAGACTTCGCCGATCTCGACGGTGATACAGACACGATTGAGATAGACGCGGAGGCTCCAGAGTCGTCGGAGCTTTTGGAGATCCCTTGGCTCTCCTCACCCATGGCTCGTTATGTCGTCCTCTTTATCCGCTATCGCGCGGCGTCGTCTGCCTCGATCAATGCGTCGCTCTTCGAGCTGAACACGAGCGGCGGAGCTCATACTCAAATAGACGTCGGCTGTTCTTGGTCGGCGACCAACGGGCGTCTTCAATCGACCAACTATTCAGAAGGCGTAGGTACTCGATACGCGCTCCTTGAAGCGACAACGACCGCGCAGATCAGAGACGCGAGCGGAGGAGTCGACGAGCCTCGTCCTTTGGTGATCCCCTCCGCGTCTCGCGGCCTCGAGCTCATGGTGAGCCTTGATTGTACGCAAGTGTCGATCACGTCGGTCGATATCTTCGAGCTCTACGAGGAGCAGTGGACATGAGCTTAACGGATAGAAGCCAGAAGAGGCGCTTCGCGCTGGTTATCGCGGGCCTTCCGGAGGTCTACTATTCGCACTCCTCCGAAGGGCTGACCAGTGTTCCCGCGATCGGGAACGCGCTATCAACGACGCCAGGCGCGACGCTCCGGACGTTCAAGGAAGCGATCGTCAACGTCACAGACTACGGAGCGAATCTCGATCCTCTCGGCGGCGTCGCCTCATATACGCCGATCACGGTCTCGCTCGTTATCGACCGGAACGGAGGCGACTCTGATCCAGGCGTGATTCTCTCACGGATCGGACCGCGCGCGAGCGGCGCCTCTCACTCTTTCCTCGTCGATGGCATCAATCACAGTGACTCGACCCCAATCACCGTCGAGCTCGATCGCGACGTCAGCGCGGTTTACTCAAGCGGAGACTATGCGCATATCGGCGCCGAGACCTTCCTCGTCTCTGGGACGACGAGCGGCGCTAACCCCACCATCACGTTCAGCGATCGCGGCCTCGCCGATACTCCGATACAGGATCACCTGATCTCTCTGCGCGGAACCAACGCGCCAGAGATGACGGATCAAATCTGCTACTGGCGCGGGCGCCGCGCGTCGATCTGGGTTTCACCTGGTCGGAACGATGGTTCCTTCGGTGGCTGGGTCGAGCTCATGAGAGGCTTCCTCGACTCGACTCCACAGATTGAAGATGGTCTCGCGGTGACGCTCGAAGTCGTTCCCCTCACCGCGCTGATCGACCAAGGGCTCACCGGCGAGATCTCCCGCCAGACGACACTCCTTCAGGGCTATCACCGCTTCGAGGCGGGCGTCGGGAACATCGTCGAATATGCGCAAGGTCTCCACGCGCCAAGCCCGACCGCTCAACCCAATCTCATGGGCGTCGGTATCGGTTCTTGGAATCACCACGGCGGCGGGTCTCTGCCTACTTCGGAAGAGTTCACGACTGGACAACATCAGCACGAAGAGATTTTCGATATCACGCTCACCACAGCGGACGGCGCGCGATATAGCAATCATCCTCGCATCGGTGATCTTGGCTTAGAGAATAAAGGCGGACAGATCGAGCGCTTCGAGGTCGTCGCCTATCGGATCGACGCCGGTCTTAACGTCGGTTATGACCTTGACCCCGATCCTCGACCGCTCTCCGAATTTCACAACGATCAACACGGCTACGTGATCCCCTGCCAAGAGATCAAGCGCTATGAACAATCCGAGGGTCTGATCCGATGGCCGGAGGAGTTCATCACTGGATTCAACGCGGCGGCGCCGAGTGGTCGCACTGGTCGCGATGGCGGCTTCTTCTCGGTCCGCTTGGTCGAGGAAGGCGGACGGATTCAGCTCCGATTGCTCCCCTTCGCCGATACTCGCCTCCGCACTCACATCATGTTTTGGACGCATCCGGCGGCGCTCTTCAACGAGGGAGTGAGGAATCTCCGATACTGGAGCGCGAACGGTCCACAAAGACCAGTCAGCGAAGTGACCGGTCGCGAGCTCATGGTTCTTCCAATCGACTGGTCTCCGCCAGCGCGGCGAGAGTATCCCCTTCTCCCACCGCATGAAAACGCGAGGAGAGACGCGACTCTCTACCGGCGCGCATGGGAGCAAGACGAGCAAAAGCTTCAGGTCTACAATCTCCGCGATTATGCGCTCGCCTTCTTCCAACCAGGCGAAGGGAGAATCCTCGTCTCTGATCAGCTCCCAGGGCTACCCAGCGCAGCTGGGACCAGCGTTTTCCCTGTATCGGTGATCAGCTACGATCGACGGATCGACTCTGAAATAGAACAGACCGTGATGGTCACTCATCAAGTCGCCGAGGTCTACGGGACAGCGACCGTCGGTTATGGGCTCATCCTCGCCGACCGGCAGCCCCAAGACCTTCAGCCGATTGTCGACTGGGCGTCACGCGGAGACGATGGTCGAGCAAAGATCGCTCTCGCGAATCTCTTCGACGCGGTTCCCCCTGGCGAGATCATTCTCCAGCTTCTGGAGAGCGGAGGGGGGAACCAGGTCAACGGCGACTATGACGTCTCCGCGATCGGGCTAAACCTGCCTTCGAGCGCCATCGACGAGAACAGCTTTCTCGCTCTCTCCGATGCGACTCGTCTCTCGGATATGACGCTCGCGCTCTCTGGTGATGATGTCGAGATTCTGGACGTCGTCGAAGGGATCTTAAAAGCGCTCGGCGCCGCGATCGTCCTCCGTCGAAGCGGAACCGATAACGAGCGACTCAAGTTGACTTGTGTTCCGGTCGGGATGGAGCAGGCTTCACGAGTGCGCCAGACGATCGCGGCGGGTGACTGGCTTGTCGATCCTCCTCCATCATGGGGAACGCGCGACGCTTCGGTGAACCAGATCGCCTTCAAGTATGATTGGGACGACGCGGAGAAGAAGTTCAACGGCGAGGTCATCGTTAACAATGAGCGGGCGATCATGGCTTACTCTCAAGAGCGCCAGTCGATGGACCTTGAGCTCTACGGCGCAACGGCGGAGCGACTAGGGCAGAACAGCGCAGATCTCTATTCAGCGGTGCGCCCGATGTTCACGCGGATCTTCCGCCTCGCCTCTGATCCCGTCCGAGTCTGGCGCGGGTCGGTCGGCTTTGATCTTGGCCACCTTCTAGAGGTCGGCGCGATGGTCGAGGTCTCGTCTCCTCACTTCAAGGGCTACGGGGATTCATACGGTGTCACCGATGGCCTAGCGCTGGTTCAGTCGGTCCGCCAGTCTCTCACCGGCGAGGGGGTCGACGTCGAGCTTCTCCACTATGGTCTCGGCGCGGCGGGGTGGAACGCGAGCGCGGAAGTGGTGGCGGTCGTCTCGGCGACGGTCCTCGAATTTGATCCGAATACATACACGCGCGGACGCGATGCGGCTGGAGAGCTCACCACAGACCTCGCGCTCTTCGAGGAGGGGGATCGGGTTCAATATATCCCACCAGGCGACGAGGACAATCCGACGACGCTTAAGATCGACTCGGTCGACACCGCCACGAATCAGATCACGTTCACAGCGGCTCATGGGGTCGCGTCAGCGGTCGGTCATATCGAGCCGACCACATACGACACCGCGCCAGCGCGTCACCAGATCAGGGCATATCTCGCCGACTCTTCTGGGACGATCGGCGCTTCCTCTGATGACGGAGACAAATATTTATGAGAGTGACGATCAAGAGCCTCAAAGCGGAAGTTTCAAACCTCGAAGCGGAGATTAAGCAGACCGCTTATCGCCTCCGCCATGTCGAGCGCGAGCTCCTCGCGAGCCAGATCGACCTTCGACCAGGCGACGACCGCGCTGGAGCTCCGGAGCCACTCGCGGACGCGATCTCTCAAGCGGCGCTCGACGCGACTCTCCGCGCGGAGGGTGAGTGGGAGCTCGACGTCACGGAGCCAGGCGGCGGCGGAGCTCACAGCGCTGATCGAATTAACGTCTACATCCGAAGCGATGAGGGCCTCCAGTGGGCTGACGCGAATATGAAGAAGGACGGCGCGAACCCATACGAGAAGAACGGCGACTTTGCCTGGTGCGGCGCCTTCGCAGCTTATTGCTGGGCGATCCTCAAACCCGAGATCCGTAAGCGTACGTTTCCCTCGACCTATCGTCTCTGGAGAGACTGGCAGTCGAGGCGCATCCCGACCTCAAACATGAGAGCGGGTGATATAGTCGTAGTGTGGAATGATTCGGCCTCACAGGCAGATAGGGAGCGCAAACCTTATGGACATCACATCACAATCTGTCGACGGCCAGGCGCCGATTGCTTCTCAACCTGGGAAGGCAACGCCAGAGCTAACGGACCTGATGGACGCTATCGAGAGGGAGTCGGGACCAGAGAGCGCGAGCTCTCAACCGTCGCCGTCGTCTACCGGCCTCAAGTCTCCGATCTCACCTAAGATCGTCTCCGCGCTCGGCGGGCGGAAGATGGCGGCCTATCTGGTCTCTGTCATTGTGACCGCTCTTCTCGCTGTCCTCGATAAAGCCTCGTCCGAGGTCTTACTCGCTCTTCAAACTGCGCTCGGCGCCTTCGTCGGCGGAAACGCGGCGGAGCACAAGTTCAAGGGAAAATAAATGGCTCGCTTTGCATATACGACTCAACCAGTCCGGACCGCTGCTTATATCGCGTCGGTCGACACCTCCAGCAACGCTTCGACGGACTGGACGGATCTCTCTTCGGATGACTTCACCGACTCGAAGACCGGCTCCGCTCTCGCGGCTGATCTGCTCTTTACCGCTGTGACCGTCCACAATTCGTCGACGACTGCGAGCGCCTTCTTCAAGCTCCGCGCGCGCGGCGGCGCTGGCGATACCACAAGCGGAGAGCTTGAGATCCCAGCGAGCTCCACGATCTCTATCGATATCGCTGGCCTTGCTGGATCGTCTCCATCGACGGTCGCCTATAAGAAGGCGGCGGTGGGAGACGAGCTCGTGATTATCTGCGGCTTTGAGCTCGCGACTGTTTAAGGGGGAATCATGGCTATCAAGATCACAGGACCAATTGGTCAGGGTGGAGCAGGCGGCGCGGTGACTTCGGTCAACGGAGCAACCGGAGCCGTTAACCTTTATGCAGACAACGCGACTTTAAACCTCGCTGGCGACGGGATCGTCGTCAATGGAGCGGGCGCGACGTCGACCCTCGACGTGGACAGCGGGACAACGGCGGGGAAAATCGTCAAGCTTGACGGTTCAGCTCGTCTCCCAGCGGTGGACGGATCACAGCTGACGAACCTTCCAAGCGCTCCCGTGACGAGCGTCAATGGCGCAACTGGAGCGGTCAACCTTTACGCGGACGATGCGACTCTCAATCTCGCCGGTGATGGGATCGTCGTCAGCGGAACAGGCGCGACTTCTACCCTCGACGTGGACAGCGGAACGACAGCAAATAAGATCGTTAAGCTCGACGGGTCGGCCAGGTTGCCAGCGGTCGACGGTTCGCAATTAACGAATCTCCCAGCGGCGCCAGTGACGAGCGTCAACGGCGCGACCGGAGCGGTCAACATTTACGCCGATGATACGACGTTGAACATCGACGGAACCGGCCTAGTCTTGAGCGGAACCGGAGCGACCTCGACTCTCAACGCGGATGTCGGAACAGGGGCGAACCAGATCGTTCAGCTTGATGGGAGCTCGCGTCTCCCCGCTGTCGATGGTAGTCAGCTGACGAACCTTCCAAGCGCTCCAGTAACTTCGGTCAACGGCGCGACGGGCGCCGTGAATATCTACGCGGACGACACGACGCTAAACATCGACGGAACTGGTCTAGTCTTGAGCGGGACCGGCGCAACGTCGACTCTTAATGCGGACGTCGGGACAGGAGCGAATCAGCTCGTTCAGCTTGACGCCTCGTCTCGTCTTCCTGCTGTGGATGGCTCACAGCTGACCAACCTTCCGAGCGCTCCAGTGACGAGCGTCAACGGAGCGACCGGCGCGGTCAACATTTACGCCGATGATACTACGTTGAACATCGACGGGACTGGCCTGGTCTTATCAGGCACTGGCGCAACGTCGACTCTTAATGCGGACGTCGGAACGGGGGCGAATCAACTTGTTCAACTGGACGCGAGCTCACGCCTTCCAGCGGTGGACGGTTCACAGCTGACCAACCTCCCTAGCGCGCCAGTGACTTCAGTCAACGGCGCAACCGGCGCGGTCAATATCTACGCAGACGACACGACACTGAACATCGACGGGACTGGTCTGGTCTTATCAGGGACTGGCGCAACGTCGACTCTTAATGCTGACGTCGGGACGGGAGCGAACCAGATCGTTCAACTTGACGCGAGCTCACGCCTTCCAGCGGTTGATGGTAGCCAACTGACCAACCTTCCGAGCGCTCCAGTGACGAGCGTCAACGGAGCGACCGGCGTCGTGAATATCTACGCTGATGATACGACGTTGAACATCGACGGAACCGGCCTAGTTTTGAGCGGAACCGGAGCGACCTCGACGCTTAATGCGGACGTCGGGACGGGCGCAAATCAGCTCGTTCAGCTTGACGCCTCGTCTCGTCTTCCCGCTGTCGATGGTAGTCAACTGACTAACCTTCCGTCGGCGCCAGTGACAAGCGTCAACGGTGCAACCGGAGCGGTTAATCTTTACGCGGACGACGCGACCTTAAATCTTGCCGGCGACGGGATCGTCGTCAGCGGAACGGGCGCGACGTCGACCCTCGACGTGGACAGCGGAACGACAGCGAATAAGATCGTTAAGCTCGACGGCTCGGCGCGATTGCCTGCTGTCGACGGTTCACAGCTGACCAACCTCCCAGCGGCGCCAGTGACGAGCGTCAACGGGGCAACGGGAGTCGTGAATATCTACGCCGACGATAGCACCTTGAACATCGACGGGACTGGTCTGGTTCTAAGCGGGACCGGAGCGACCTCGACGCTTAATGCGGACGTCGGGACGGGAGCGAATCAGCTAGTTCAGCTTGACGCGAGCTCGCGTCTCCCAGCGGTCGACGGCTCACAGCTGACGAACCTGCCGTCGTCTCCAGTGACAAGCGTCAACGGTGCAACCGGAGCGGTCAACATTTACGCCGACGACACGACGTTGAACATCGACGGAACCGGCTTGACCCTTTCGGGAACTGGCGCGACCTCGACGCTCAATGTTGACGTCGGAACCGGAGCGAATCAGATAGTTCAGCTTGACGGCTCTTCTCGTCTTCCAGCGGTCGACGGCTCACAGCTGACGAACCTTCCAGGCGCTTCTCGTCCGACAGTCACCACAGACTCAAGCGGAACGAATAGCACGATCAGCAATCCAGCGGCGGGAACCCTCGAAGATATTTATCTCGTCTCAAATGGCGCGAGCGCTGTTACGATCACGCTCCCCACTGTTACCGGAAACAGCGGCTATAAGGTCAACATCAAGCGGCTAGGTACTGCAAACGTCACGATCTCACCCGCGAGCGGGACGATCGACGGGGCGGCTTCACAGGTTCTTTCTGTCCAGTATTCGGCCTATACGCTGACAACGGACGGAACGAACTGGCACATTATCTAGGGGAGCATCATGAGCTATACAGGAAAAGCACCATCACCCTGTTTGATTCAGGGGCTCTCTACGTCCGATGTGCAAGACACCTGGACAGACCCGCGCATCACCTATTCCTCGACGAATAACAAGGCAGAGCTGCCCTCCTATTATAAGGCTGACTGGTGCTTAAGATCTTCGATTGATATGGAGCCCAGCACCGTCGACCGGTACTATTCGAATTATAAGCCATATCAGGGCGCGTCTAGATCAGAACACGCATTTGTTGAGAATTGGGAAGGCACAACCAATTTTTGCGGATCCGAGGCCTTAGTATGTGTTTTAAATTATATTGAGTACCGGATTCACAACGCCTATCAAACTGCGTCAGCACCGATCCGAGATTATCCTGGATACAGTACAATATGTGAGCTCTTCTTATGACTCACTTGACTTTTCAAACTGTAGACTTAGGCCTTGCCTGGTTCGCTCCCTCCTTCTCTGGGGTCCCTGCGTCAGGTGATTACTTTACGCTCACCGTAGGCGGCGTGAATAATCTCTCAATCACAGGTAGCGGCACATCGACTCTCTCTTTCCCCGCCGGCACCTATCTGTTTAGGGTCGTCGTGGGTGGCGAGCGCTCCACCGCTGCACAAAATAATACTGATTATATTTATTATCAGATCGAGGTGGGGGGCTCTCTAGTTGGTAATGAGAGCGGTTGGGACCGCTACCAAAACTCAACAAATCAGCGGGTCTCTTCAAATGTCGCTGAGGCTGTCTTTACGATCACCAGCGCGACCAATGTAAGAATCAAATGCATCGCGGCATCTGGCTCTTCTTTCACGCTCGACTCTGACCTATCGGGGGCCATGGTGAGAGGAGATCAATCATGACCTTCATAGCTGAATCTAAGGTGAGCTCGGCCGCGTGTGCTCGATATTACGCTGCCGGTGATAATATCACGTTATCGGCTGGATACATCATCAAGCCTCAAAGCTCGACCACGTGGGGGGCCAGTGGAAACTGGACCTATAACTCAAGCACAGGATTATTTTCCCTCTCAAGTTCGCATATCTATTTGATTGAAGCAGACCTATATGCGGGCCGAGTGATAGGTACAGCATCTAATGGGTCCGTGGTCACTATGCTGACGGATGGCACAGGCACAGAGTTAACCGATAGTTGTAGAGGGATTGGGATTTTCCTTTCTGCGCAGCGGTATTATGCCGATTTTCAGAAAGTCACAGACCAAACAAGCTACGCGGTAGTTGACGGCTCTTCCGTCTCGTCATTTTATTGGAAGGTTGAATCCATTGAACTGGATGTGACGGGCAGTGTTCAGATGAACTATACCAACGGATCAGGCGGCACATCGTGGGGTCGCTCTGACTCGCGTCTGATTATTCGGGAGTATCCAGCATGACCGACCAGCAGACCTATGCCGCTATCGCGCTCTCTTTCCTGATCTCGTTCTTCGGCGGTCGAGCGTCGGTCTCATCCGTCGCTCACTCTGACGAGTGTCGTCCAGAGATCGAGGCAATCGAAGTCGCAGAGAAGCAGATCAGTGACCTAGAGACGGCGCTCGCTGGCGCGGAGGCGCGAGGGCTGAAGGCCTGCATCGCTCGCGAGCGGCGCTTGTGTCAGGGCCAGATCGAGGCGACCGAAGAGGCGGGGAGCGCGCTCGACTGCATTATCTGCCGCAAGCGCTGCACAGATGGGAGCATCCCATGATCCCCCAACTTGCTCTTGTCGGTCTCTTGGCTCAAGCGCCTATTGAGACCGATCACTCCTTCGGCGTCGTCGTCAAAGCGGCGGCGGAGCTCGGCCTCGACGAGGCTTTCCTCGATGCGGGGGAACCGGCGCCGCGACCAGGCTTCCTCCTCACGCGGAATCAGCTCGCGCGACTTCTCGGAGATGTGAGCACCGCGCCTAGTCGTTGTGAAGCTCGTCTCCGTGATCAGGGCTTATCATACGAAGAGAAGCTCCAGGCGAGCGCGCGTCGATGCGAAGAGCGTCTCGCTCCGATGGTCACTCGTATCGACGAGCTCCAGCGGATCGAGGATCGCCTTCAAGAAGAGCTCGCGACGGAGAAGAATCGCTTATACTGGTGGAAGGTGGGGACGCTCGGCGGCGCCGCTGCTATCGTCACCACCTTCACCCTCATCCTAGTGATGGAGTAGACCCGTGGAAACGATGACGACAATCTCTCTTGGGAGCGGGATCGCTCTTGTCGCGATCCTCCTCCAAGTGATCAAATTCAAGACCGAGAGCGCCGCACAGATGGCGACGCTAGAGCAACGGGTCGTCTCGCTCGAGGCTCGCGCGAAGTCGGTCGACGCTGACCTGAAGGCGATCAGATCCGACCTCTCGGAGATCAAGGCTCTCTATATGAGGTTGGAAGGCTACTTGAAACGGACCCCTCCTCCCGCGTGAAGTGTACGAGCCAGGCTGGCCAGTCGATGACGGTCCAGTCCCATCGGCACCGATAGAGGAGCGCGCGGACTTGCTCGTCGATGCGATCCTCTCCGAAACTATGCCACTCCCTCCGGAGCTCCTCGACGCGGCGCTTCGCCTCTTGGAGCCGATACCAGATCTCTCTCCTGATGTGCTCCGGCGCTTCGTAGCACTCGACCTCTCGCTCTGTGAGTCGATCACGGTGAGCGGTGGCGAAGTCGAGTTCGCGAGATATCAGGCATAGGTGAGCCTCGCGAGTGATCGGGATCCACCAGATCCCGTCGACGTTAATCTTCATCCGCCGATGATCTCGGCGAGTCGCCAAGACTCTGCAAGCGCTGACTGACGCTTCCCTCTCTCGATCCACCATTCGAACGAGAGACCCTCTTTCGCGTCGATGAAGATCACTCCCTCGCCTTCGTCATCCTTGCCTGGATGGTTCCAAATTAAGGCGCTTATCCCATTCTCGGTTGAAAACCCGAAAGGGTCTTGAGACGCATAAAGCGACCGCAAAACCTTTCTGGAGACTTTGCCGTCTCTGTCCATCAAAGCTCTCCGAAGTTTAGTTCTTGTGAATCACCTAGAAGGTGAGGGTGAAGCGTAAAGAAGGGGGAATCAATGGAGAAGTGTTCATCGAGGATCGCCTCGACCTCGTCGCTCGTCGTCGGCGCCGCGATCTTCTTCCCTTGGAGATAGACCCGCGCGTCATCGTTGGGGATCCCCATGTCAGCGAGTCGCTCGCGGAGCTCGTCGAGCGCGTTCTTCTTTGGCGCTGGCGCTGGCGCTGGTCGAGGCGGCGCGCTCTCTTCCGTCGGCGCGAGCTCGGGGACGTTGATGGTCTCCGCGACTTTGTCTTGATCGCGCGAGTCGAAGAACGCGGCCTCTTCGGTTGAATAGGTATTCGCACCGGAGTTCTGGCAGACGATATCTGGAAAGAGGACGCTCGCCACTTCAGTATGGAGACGAGCGGCGAGCATCCGCTCTGGATATTGCTTCCATGTGTTTGAGTTCGCCAGGTTCGCGCGGCGAGCTTGTTCGATCGTCCAACTGAAGGACATAGCCTTGAGCCCCTTCCGCTTCACTCGAAGCGAGACTCTCTCCGGCGTCCACGTTGTATATTCGAGCTCCTCGACCAGACCGGAGCCGAGGACATCAGCCCACTGAACTGTCGCGTGCTCCGATAGCTTATCACCTCTCATGAGGTGAACATTCTGTACTGTTTGAGCCATGTTCCAGCCTCTCGGCTGACCAACGGCATAGTGAGCGAAGAGAATATCCGCTGGGCTCATCCCCTTCGCGAAACGTGAAGCGGAGAGCGCTTCCGCCATCGCCTTGTCTTGTGCGAGTTTCTCTGTGGTGATACTCATTGTTTTACTCCTTTGTCGGGGAGGCGTCTCGTGGTTATGGGGTCGCCTCCCCTACTTATTTACAGGGGAAGAAGAAGACCGACGACGGTCGCGATGATGACGACGCCGACGACAAGAGCGCCAGCGATATGCTCGACAAGTGAGGGGTCATTCTCGACCAGCGGAGCGGGACGGACCCACTCGTCTGTTGGGGTCTGGCTCCGAAGAGGTCGGAGATCTGTTGAGCAGAATGGGCCATTCTCTTCTTCGTAACGATTCATGATGCACTCTCCTCAATGATCTCCGCGCAAGCGAAGCAAGTCAGGTTGTTGTTAGCGCCGACCTCGAGGTCGACCGGCCAAGCGCCGACGTGATCGCAGTTATGACACTCGCCATGTACGACGACCGCGAAGTCGTCACCGGCTGGATTAAATGGGAAGTTCTGTGAAGCGGCCTCGATCGCCTCGTCGGGCATCACCCAAGCGGGGAACGCGAAGAAAGTCTTAATGCTCATAGCGGGCGTTCTCCATCGCGATAGCAGCTCTCAAGAGCTTGCGGACAATTTGAGAGCGAGAGGTTTCCTCGCCAGCGGCGCGGCGCTTGGCCACGAAGGAGTCGAGGAGCGCGAGCGTCTCCGGATCGAAGTTGATTGAAACGAGCTTCTTGATGGCCATCAGCGGGCCTCCTTTCTTGTTCTCAAACAGATTGACTTACGCTTAACGGTATGTCAACAGTAAAAGAGGACGAGATGAAAGGAGGCAGGATGGCTAGTCCGCCTTACGCTCCAGTCGAGGAGCATATAAGAGGAATCCTTCAAGACGTGCGCTTGAACCCGCTAGAGCGCTGCGCAGCAATCGAGCTCTATTATCACACTGACTGGAATACTCGACGGCTCAAGTGCCGAGGAGTGATCGCCGCGCATATCAGACGCACCATCGGTCGAGGGCAGACCGCAGCGAAGAAGACCAAGAAGAAGTTGGAAGAGCTCGGCTTCATCCAGGGGGACTACTTCGACGCGTCAGCTTGGGTCCGGTCAGAAGTGACTGGGCCGAAAACAGACCGGTCCGAAAACAGACCGGTCCGAAAACAGACCGGTCCGAAAACGGACCACCCCCCGTCCGAAAACGGACCACCCCCCGTCCGAAAACAGACCACCCCCCGTCCGAAAACGGACCACAATACTTCTCTTACTTCTCCCTCTTCTCTTTCCCTCTCAAATCCAAGTCGACCCAAACAGCGCGCGAGCCAAGAAGAGGACCGCTTCGACGACTTCATGAACTTCCTTGAGAACTACTAAGGAGCCCGACGATGAATCTGGATCTACAAAGAACACTCGACACCCTCAAAGCTCTCGCTAAGAACGCTCCGGACAATCGGCCACCGTGTCCCGCTGTGGATGGAGTAGTTCCTAATTCTCGCTTGGTCGAGCAAGTGATCAGGGGAAAGGAGATCACCACGGTCGATCTTCTCCCTAACTGCAAGAGCGACTGTATTCGCTCCGAGAACGGCCTTCACTTCAAAGCTAACCAAGGATGCGCTCGCCTCTGTCCTTGCGGGAAAGCCAACCAGCGTCTCTCCTCGATCAAGGCTATGAAGCTGCCAGTCGAGGCAGCCGAAAAGAATCACGCGAACTATGACTGGAAGATCGAAGGTCAAGAGCTCGTCGGGAAAGTTGAATACTTCCTCAAGGCTCTCTCCGAGGGAGAGCGTAAAGTTCTTATCCTTGTCGGCGATCCAGGGACCGGCAAGACTCACCTTCTTTATGCGATGGCCTATCTCGCGGCGATCTCTCAAGGCGGATCGATGCGGGTGAACTATATCTCCCAACCTCACTATCTCTCTAAGGTCAAGGCGGGCTTTGACGATCCGCATAAGCGGGTCGAGCGCGTCACCGGCTCAAGAGCTCTCTTCCTCGATGAGATCGGCTATGGGCGCCAGACCGACTGGGAGAAGGCAACCATCAACGAACTCCTCCACCATGCCTGGCAATCTGGACAAGCGCTCGTCCTCGCCACTGATATCGGATGGGAGCGCTTAGGCTCTTTCCTCGATAGACGGATCAAGGACCGACTCATCGAAGGGACAGAAGGAAAGCGCTTAGTTCATCACTTCACCGGCAAGAGCCAGCGCTCGAAGGGTGTGCAGTGGTGAGCAACACTCATCAGCTAAACGCAGAGGCGGCGCTTCTCGGCGGCGCGATGGTCGACATCAAAGGCTATCTTGAGGCGCGCGCGACTCTCTCCGCCGCTGACTTTACCGACCCGCTTCATCGCCAGATCTGGGGAGCGATCGGGGAGCTCGTCGAGAAGGGGAAGCCGACCTATGCGACCGACGTCCTCTCCCACCTTCAAAGCAAGGGCGAAGTAAATGAGGAGCGCTTTCTTCAGGTCGCGTCTCATATCCCGATTGGGACAAGCGGTCTAACTGACAAGCTCAAGACGAGCGGAACGCGGCGCCAGATCGAGGCGGCGATTCATCAGGTCGCGGGATGGTTCACCGAGGGAGACGTCGAGAACGAAGAGCTCATCGCGAAAGCTCAAGAGACCTTCCTCTCTCTCGGCGCGAGCTCACATCAAAACCGGAACGGCCTCGAGCTCATCAGCGGACCCGTCGAAGAGGCGATCGACGATATCGAGCGGATCCAGAAGAGCGGAGAGACGACCGGCTTAAAGAGCGGGATCTCCTCCCTCGACAAATCCATCGGCGGCTTCAAGCCAGGCGCGCTCTATATCCTCGCCGCGCGTCCCGCGATGGGGAAGACTGCGCTCGCGCTCAACATCGCAAGCGCCGTTTCTCTCAAGGAGCACGTCGCCTTCTTCAGCTTGGAGATGCCAAAGAAGCAGATAGGCCAGCGCCTTCTCTCCTCTTACTCTGGCGTCTCCGTCCAGCGCATCGACGAGGCGACGGTCAAGACCGACGAGATCCCCCACCTCGTCAGCGCGGCGGAGTCGATCAAGGATAACAAGCTCTGGGTAGATGACAGTGCGGGATCGAGCGTCAGCTATATCAAGGGTCAACTTCGACTCCTCCAGAGTAAACAGATCGAGATCGGGATGGTCGTCATCGACTATCTCCAGCTCATGGGAGGGAGCAAGAAGGGCGCGCGCCGATCTAGAGAGCAAGAGGTCTCCGAGATCTCGCGATCGCTTAAGGAGCTCGCGAAGGACTTCGACTGTCCAGTGATCTGCTTAAGTCAGCTCAATCGCGGCGTCGAGAGTCGACCTAACAAGCGACCTCTCCTCTCTGATCTGCGCGAGAGCGGATCAATCGAGCAAGATGCCGACATGGTGCTCTTTGTCTATCGCGACGAATACTATCACCAAGAGAGTGAGGATAAGGGTCTCGCCGAGGTGATCATCGCAAAGAACCGAAGCGGACGAACCGGAACGACGAAGCTCGCCTTCTCTGGTGAGACCGTCCGCTTCTATGCGGTCGACTATTATTCGAGTGACTACGAGAAGAACGGGTGGTAGCCTGACCTCTCATCGAGTCGACGAGAGTCGACATTTTCAAACCCTGACGGACCTGAAAATCGATGTATGTGTGATCGGAGGCGCCGCGAGCTCTTTACAAGGGCAAGCGGCGTTTCTTATTATAAGGCGCTTCTCCGGTTCCTTAACCGACCCTTAAGGGTCCAGTTGTCTATCAACTTTTCCCAGCGGGCGAGTAAAGGGTGTTCATGAGAGAGAATCTACTCCGGAGAAGTGTTTTATCAATCAACGCGCGCGCGCGGGGTAGCTATGCCGGCGAGCAAATTGACCGAAGAGGCGATCGATACGATCTGCCGACGACTCGCTGAAGGCGTCTCCCTCGAAGCTGCTTCGGAAGCGGCGGGGATTCACCGGATGACTCTCCGAAACTGGCTCAGGCGATCCCAAGAGCCCGACGCTTCGGAGCTCCACCTTAAGCTCGCGGTCGAGGTTCGCGAGGCTCAAGCGCTGGCGGAGGTCTCGCTCGTCACCGTCATGAGGCGCGCGGCGCTCGAAGGCTCGTCAGGTGACTGGCGCGCGGCGGCGTGGCTACTCGCCAGGCGTCACCCTGATCGCTGGAGCGAGAAGCGAGAGATCCAGATCAGTCAGGAGCAGAAGAGCGACGGGACCAAAGAGGTGCTGTCGATGCTCGCGCAGCTCCGCGAGACCGACGAAGAGGAGAGCGACGATGAGTGACGATCGGATCCTCGCCGCTCAAGCTCAAGGGATCTCGATCTATCTCCCTAGTCACTCCGCCAAGCTGCATAGAGCGCGCGCGGAGCTCCGCAAGGTCCAAGAGCGTCTGTCACTCGATGCGCCGACCGGATACCTCGACCGCGTCATCGAACTATGCGAAGCGCTCCAGCCAATGGATCGACGAGACGCGGAGGCGATCACTTTGGGGCCTTCAGATATCCCTGCTCCCGAAGAGCGCTAGTCGTCATCGGGAAGAGTGATTCGACGATCTGAAAGGCTGCTTCTACCGCTTCGCGCGTCTCCGGTTGCACGTCGGGTGCAAGGCGCAAGTGAAAGAAGTTGAGCCAGTTTTTCAGGTTTCCACTCATCCAGAAAACAGTGTATGAGCTCACGGGCAAAACCGACCGCGCGAGCTCCCTCGCGACACCTTTCCCGATCAGGTCATAGTAGAGATCTCGGCTCGCGCGGTTATGCCTGGCGAAGCTCTCCAGAAGAGCTGGATCGTCGATCACCTCTTCGGAGGAGCACTGTAGGTTCTTCTTGGCTTGAGCGCGGAGCTCGCGAGGCGACCAGAAGCGGAGCTCCGCTGAAGTGTAGCGGCGAGAGAGCTCGTTGAACGAGAAGGTCCTATGCCTGAAAATCTGGGCGCGAACGAAGAGCGGGACCGTCATCCGAATCGTGATCGACGAGTGCTCAAAAGGTGTCGTATGACCATGACGGAGCAAGAAGAAGATCAGCTTCTGATCGTCCTCGACCGGTCGCTCTTCGATGTCCCTCGCGAAAGATGCGCGCGCTGACGCGGCGGCTCTTCGGTCGTCTCCCATGTGATCGATGTACTGAACCAGGCCGATCCCGTCGCCGTAGATGTCGAGCTCCATTTTCGCCTTGCTTTCTTCGTCTTAATATAGTGTTAATTGATGTGCGGTTGAGATCATTCTTCGTTAGATCACTGTCGCGATCTCAACCGAGATTTTAGAGGCCGCTCCGGTTCTGCACTAAGGCGGAGCGGCTCACTTAACATAGTCCAGCGCAAGGCTGGAGACAGGTTACAACATGGGAGATATGCGTATCGGCAAGGCCGGCGTGAATAATCTCGTCGACATTATCTACTCGGACTCGGACAAGTTTCAGTTCGTCCGCGAGCTCGTCCAGAACTCGATCGAAGCAGGCGCCTCGAAGATCAAGATCTCTTATGAGAGGCAGGGCTTCGAGATGTATAAGGTGAAGCGCTTCCTCATCCAAGACGATGGCAAGGGGATGAGCGTCGAGGAGCTCGGTGAGTTCTTAAACAAGTTTTCCTCAAGCGGGAAAGAGGTCGGAGTCGACAAGAACTATGGGATCGGCGCGAAGACCTCGACGATCCCCTGGAACAAGCTCGGCGTCGTCTTCGTCTCATGGACTTCCGAAGACGATCCAGGCGCGATGGTCTGGCTTCATGAGCAGCGCTCTGGAATCTATGGTGCGCGCGAGTTCGTGGACGAAGAAGAGGACGTCGTCGAAGTTCTACCCCTCGATCAGTACTATGAAGAAGTGGGCTACGAGTATGGGGTCGACTTTCGTCTCTTGCGAGAAGACTGGAATCACGCGAGCGGATCCGCTGTCCTGCTCTTGGGGAACAAGAAGCTTGAGGACACTTATAATCCGCAGATCTTAAAAGAAAGAGCCTCCAAGGAGGAATACAGTAGATATTTGTCGAGGAGGTACAAAGAGCTAACTGTACCTATACAGATCTCGCGTTTCGCATACGGTGAATCGCGCGACAATCAAATGACCGACCTAGTCAAGAGTCTATCTGGCTTAGACGAAAAGTATATCGAGTCTTCTGGGTTTTTGGTCCGAGATGACCAAGTGTCGATCGAATGGTTCTTACTGAAGTTCAATAAGAGCATGAGACAGTATAGCTTCGGGAGCGGTTTTATAGCGCTTGAAAATAAGGGGGAACTCTTCCAGCACAGGAGCCATCCGCAGACATGGCGGGCTTTTGGCATCCATCAAAAGAGTATCTGGTCTCGCCTTTATATCGTGGTCAAAGATAGCAGTTTGACTCAGAACGCCGCGCGAACCGCTCTCAAGAATAGCGACACTCATGAGGCTCCCGACTTCGCCACCTTCGGCGAATACTTCCGAGCGAATCTCCCAGAGTATCTCCTGAACGAACAACGGAAGCTCATCGCGGAGAAGGCGAATAATCTAGAGATCGACGAGTATCGGAAGCGCCTCGCGAGCGAATACGGCAATCGATTTAATGATGTCCTCGGTCCAGGCGGCGCGAAGAAGAGGACAGCAGCGAAGAAGGCCAAGCCAAAGCAGGGCGAGCTCGAAGGCGTCACCGGCCAAAACAAAACACCGCCCGGTCATGACAACCGAAAGAGAAAGACCGGATTTCCAGAGTGGCGATGGGATGGATATCACGAGGAAGATAGTGTCGGTTATTGGGTTCCGCCTGGGCGAGAGTATCCCGACGGGTGCATTTTCCTAAATGCCGCTTATTCAGTGTTCACAGAGATCAAGCAGCGCTTCGCTGGTCGGATCGGTGAGGAGTATCAAGAGCTCGGCGCGGGCGTTATCCACAACACGATTGGAGCTGACTACGCGACGAAGATCTCACACGCTCTCCGTCATAAGAAGGTCGCGCGCTGGGGAGTGCGCGGAGTCAATGAGCAGCTTCTATCCGACGGAGCTCTCACCATGATCTCGCTCGGATTCTTCGGGATTGAGCACGCGATTGAAATCGCTCTCCGTCGAGAGCTTAAAGGGGGATTCCTTGGTTAATGATGTTGTCCTTCTTGGTCGTCTAGGCCAAGACCCTGAACTGAAGCGGACCGCAGCGGGTAAAGAGTTTTGCGTCCTCTCTGTCGCGACCTCGATCGGCAAGGGAGAGCAGAAGAAGACCGAGTGGCATCGGGTCGAAGTCTGGAGCGCAGCTGCCCAGACTTGCGAGCGCTATCTTCGCAAAGGGGCTCGCGTCTTCGTGCGCGGTCGCCTCAAAAGCAACGAATGGGAAAAGGAGGGGATGAAGCGGAAGGACTGGCGCGTCGTCGCTTATGACGTCCGCTTCCTCGACCGAGAGGAGCGCTCTCATGGAAGATAGAGTCGACCCAAGAGAGACCGCGTATCACTCCCTCGAGCTGATCGTTCGGATCGCTGGTCAGCTACTGAACCAGGGAACGCCAGTCGAGGAGATCGTCGTCGCCCAGATCACCCAAGGGATGATCGAGGCGCGCGAACTCGTCGAGGGGGAGAGCCCACAGATTCTCAAGGCAAAGAAGAACGCGGCGATCAAACAGAGAGACGCCTGGGCGAAGCAAGTCGACTATCTCGATCGACTGATCGTCGCGGAGCTCGTAGGGGAGGGATCATGACCAGGAAGCGAGTCGCACCTAAGCAAGAGATGCTTCAAGTTCGGATCCATAAGAACATAAGAACGCGCGCCGAACTCCTCTTGGAGTGGGTCGCTGGAAATGCGGAGCTCTCTCCATCCGGCTCTGCTGAACTGACAGACGTTTACAGGATAGCAGTCAGCTTAGGGCTCGAACGGTTAGAGAGTAAGCGGAGACGTGAGCTCAACGAGAATCCAGATCCGCCAGAAGATCAGGATGAAGAGTTCGATCCGCTACAAGGCGTGTCAGAGATGGAGTCCTCTCGTGCGGTCACTCGCGCTCTTCTCCTCGCTCCAGAGGAGACCGCAGCTTCTATGCTTCGAGAATGCGATTTGTTAGAGAGTAAGCGGAGACTTGAACTCAACGAGAATCCAGATCTGCCAGAAGAGATCGTCGAGAATCCAGATCCGCTAGAAGACGAGGATGAAGAGGTCGACCCGATACAAGGCTTGTCAGCCTTCCAAAAGCAGATCTACGCGGAGTTCATAGATAAGCAGAAAAAGGTGATCAATATCGCACCAAAGGGACAACCGGAAAAGTTGATAGATGCGGAGCTCGCTCGTGCGGTCGAGAAAGCTTTGAACCTTCAAAGGGGAGAGGGATGAGCAACGGTCTTCTTTTAGCCTTCGCGCTCTGGATCGCCGCGCGGCCTCGTCGGAAAAGACGAAGAAGAGTAGAGTGAGCCTCCACAGATAGGGGGATCTCATGTCAAAATCCGCGCGCTCTTGGTTAGCCTCACTGATCTTCTTGACGATGGTCGTGGGGCTGATTTTTTTTCTCACGTTCTTGGAGATCCCAGACAAGAACAAAGACCTTATCACCTCGATCATAGGTATGCTCGTCGGCTCGATCTCGATGGCGATCTCAATCTTCGTCGGTCGCGATCCCGATGACGTCGCCGCGCTGAAGGGGCAGATTGAAGAGCTCTCCGACGATCGAAACACGCTCATCGCTCGGCTCCGCGATGCGCAGATCGATAAGGATATCCTTCGGAAGCAACATGAAGGGCTTCAGGCGTTGGTTATCTCCAAGCTCTCCGTGTTCGCAGAGGACAAGCGACTCGGCGAGCTCGCGGCGCTGGCGGACGAGCGCTCGATGCCAGAAGAGGTCGCGCGATGGATACCAGGCGAACGAGCTCCGCAGATCCCAGCGACGATGACGCCGCTCCCTAAGAGATCGTCGCTCGACGATGTCTTTGGAGGAGAGGATAAGAGCTAGAAGCCTCCGGCGCCTTCCCAAGGCTTCCGCGTCTTCTTCGGTGGAGAGTAGGAGCGGCGCGGCTTCTCCTTCTTCTCAAGAGCCTCGTCGTCGTTCCACCTCCACATGATGCAGTCATAGCGGAGAGCGTCCAGCGGGTCTTCTCTGCCGTCCTTCACTGGCGACTCTTTGCGTTTATCCCACCGATAGCTCTCCAGCGCTTTCCGCAGACTGTTCCCGCTCGCCTTGCGTCCAGCTTCCCAGACCTCGCGAGTGACTCGATAGTTCCGTCGCCAGATCGAGCGCTTGAGGCGCTGCACTCCGTTGATGATGTCGACGCGGACCGGCGAAGTCGTATGACGGAGACGCAGACCGATACCGCGCGGCGGAGCTCCGGAGAGGACGCGGAACGAGGAGAGGGCGGTCTGATCGTTTCGAGCGGCGCCCGCTTTGTCACCGCATCCCGCGTCGAGCCAGATACGCGGACCAGGCGCGCTCGCCTTGTGCTTCCTTGGCCAAGCGATGTTGAGGATTAACCGCGCGAGCTCTTCGAGCGTCACCTCATGAGGGTTCAGCTCTCCGCAGATGATGTCCGCTCCGAGATCTGGATCATGCGCGATAATGAGGACGGATGGTTTACGGAATCCCCAGTCAACCGCGATTCTCCCCTCCATCGTCGGCTTGTACTTCCAACCGTCGACGATATTCTCCTCCGACCATTCGGGATATACGGTTCCCGTCGGCGGACGCGGTTCATTCATGATCATCGCCGCGCGCTCTTCAGGGGGGAGCGCTTCGGTCGCCTTGAACCAAGCGGCGGAGAGATTGCGCTTGTTCGCGTAGCTTGTGTGGTAGATCGGCTGGCAACCGTTATCTTCCGCCATCCGGACCCACCAGGCATCGGCGACTGGTAGGCCGACCATAACGAGAATCGGCGAGGGTCCAGATCGAAGACGACCAAGCGCCTTCTGGGCGACCTCTTCGTTCATCGTCTGGGCTTCATCGATGAAGGCGGCGCCGCTGACGTTGATACCCTCAAGTGGGTTGTGTGACGAGTCGCGCGTGCCTGGTCTGAAGTATGCGCGACACCAGACCGAAGAGCCCGTCGAGGGATCGGTCCACGTCCCCTTCAGTTGATTCCACTGCCAGCCAAGCGGGCCAAGCCACTTCTCTATCTCGGGTGCTAGGACGGTCCGATATCTCGGAGCCGTGTCAGTGATGAGCAGAGACGACGAGCCAGGGCGGAGCTTGCTCATCATGAGCAGACCGAAGACCAGCGCGCTGGTCTTACCTGATCCCCATCCGGCGCGGACCGCGATGAAGGTCTCTTCATCGACGAGAGCGCGAACCAAATCCTTCTGTAATGGGTTGAGCTTCATAGGATCATTGTCTCTCATACTGAACGAAATTATGGTACTGAACACTTGGGAGGTTCTATGTCGTACAAGACAGGCTATCAAAGAAGGCGCGATCTGCCCTATCAGGGCGCTCCAGCGCTTCCCCCTCTCGGCGCGCGAGGGATCACCGGAACCTACCTCTCCGGCGGACAAATCACCGGCAAAGAGCAGAACCTTCGCCTCACTGGTCTTCAGTGGGTACGCGAAGCGGAGGAGATGCTCTCGACTGATCCAGTGATTCAAGCTTCTTGGCGAGTCTTGAAGCAGACCCTTCTTGAGGCGTCTTGGCGATGGATACCAGGCGACGAGGACGACGCGCAGTCGAAAGAGTTCGCGCGATATGCCAACGAATGTTGGGGGCTCGACGGTTATCCAGGGATGATGTCTCTCTCTTGGGAAGAGCAGCTGCAATATCTCTGGGAGTTCGCGCCGATCGGCTACCGTTACGCGGAAGAGATCTACAAGATCGCCGACGACGAGAACGGGACGCCGCGCGTCTGGCTCGACCTCTACGCCGACCGCGAGCCTTCAGCGCATTTACGCTGGGAGTCGCTCGACGGTCAGACCCTCGAAGCGGTCTGTCAGCAGCTCCGCGGGAACACTCTCCCACCGGAGCCGATCCCAGCTTCTAAGCTGCTCCTCCTCACCCTGAACCGCACCGGCTCAAACTTCGAGGGGCGCGGCCTTCTTCGTCCTGCGTGGTGGTGGTGGCGATTCAAGCAAAGAACCGCGAACCTTCTCGGCGTTGGTATGGAGCGTTGGGCTGTCGCGACTCCTCGCGTCGCTGTCGATCGGTCGGCGGCTGAAGCGGCTGGACTGACTGATACCGATATCGATGAGATGATCGACCGCGCGGCGGCGCAAGCTCAAGCGTATATCGCACAAGAGCAGAGCTTCCTCGTCGATAATCCGGTCGTCTCCTTCCAGACCTTCGGCGAGCAAAAGCTCGACAGCTCTCACGCGCTCGCCACCATCAAAGAGTGCGATCACCAGCTCTCGATGGCCTTCCTTGCTTCGTTTATGAATCTCGGAACCACGGACACGGGATCGAGGAGCGTCGGCGAAGTTCACCTCTCTGTTTTCCGTCGATCCGCGCTCAATCTCTGCGACATGATCTCCTCTTCCGTCGGCGGGATGGATCGGAGAGGCGGCGGGACAATCGGGCGCCTTCTGCGATGGAACTACGGAGAGTGTTCACCCTCCCAGCTCCCTCGACTCGTCCACTCTGGTCTTGATGCTGACGAGCTCGCGGAGAGCCTCACCGCTCTCGCTCCGCTGGTCCAGTTCGGTCTCCTCACTCCAGAGGACGATCTTGAGCGCGCGATCAGAGAGCGGATCGGCGCGGGTGAGCTCCCAGAAGAAGCGGCGCGCTCTTACTTCGACCGCGTCAGCGCTGGTCTCGGTGGAGGAGCGACCGCTCTTTCAGAGCGTTATCGCGCGATGAAGAGAGGGATCAAATGAGCTTCAAGCGGAAAGCCAGGCGCCTCGCGGAGCGTCGTCGCAAGGATGATCCGAAGACTCCCGCTCCTAAGCGAGATCAGCGGACCGGATCGAAGACGAATCCGAAGGGCTCCGCATCCGGAACACGCGGCTCCATCGAGGTCTCGGATCGAACCGAGAAGGCGCTGGAGAATATGCGCGACGAGCATAACGAGAAGCACGAGGCGAAGGGCCGTCGTGTTGATCTTGGCATGCTCAAGGCTGTTTATCGGCGCGGAGCTGGAGCCTTCTCGACCTCTCACCGTCCGTCGGTCACCTCTCGCGATCAGTGGGCGCTCGCGCGCGTCAAAGCCTTCCTGAAACTGGTCGGGACTGGACAGCGAAAAGAGGCTTATGACACCGACCTCGACCTTCTCCCAAAAGATCACCCTCAACACAGGGCGAAAGAGGCGAGCGAGAAGATGGCGGAGCTCCCCAAGAAATATGCCCACATCGACTTCAAGCCTCCAAAGGGTGCTCAAGAAGCAGCGGCGCGCGCCTTGCAGGTACGCGCGGAGAAACCGGAGTCACAGCGAGGGATGACAGCGGTTGGAATCGCGCGAGCTCGCGATCTTAAGAACGGCCTCGAGCTCTCTCCGGAGACCGTCCGTCGCATGCTCGCGTACTTCACGCGACACGAGATCGATAAGAAGGGCGAGACTTGGGACGAACAAGGAAAAGGCTGGCAAGCCTGGCAAGGGTGGGGCGGCGA